AATTTTTATTATTAACTAACGGAAAATTTAATGGGGAAAGTATGCAGAAACACACACAAATTTATTTGCAGGGAATGGGGTATAAAAAAACGGACTTCATTCCTTGCGAAGTGTGTGGCTCACAAGCAGTAGACATTCATCATATTGAGGCGAGGGGAATGGGTGGCAGTAAAGACAAAGACACGATTGAAAACCTTATGGGATTGTGTAGGAAGTGCCACATAGAATACGGAGATAAAAAACAATATAAAGAGTTCCTAAAAGACATACACGCAAAGAATTATGGCAAAGATTAAAGAGAACAATAACAAAGTTAGCTTTGGCAAACGCAAAAGAGGCTCTGCAAAGAAGTCCTTTAACAAGCATAACCCAAGACCTAAAGATTACAAAGGGCAGGGTAGATGAGAAAACTAAACGCTATATGGCTTCTCCTAACCCACAAGGCTTACTTCCTTGCAGTATGTAAGACGGGTAAAAACGGAGACGATATGACCACGATAGGACACTACACCTATGCAATGGCAGAAACATTAATTAACAAGCATATAGCAGACGTAGATACTTACTTAGACCAAGAAGATGCAATAGACGAAGCAAACGACATAATTAACGGCATACTATGATTTTACTATCAAGCCAAGTAGAGAGCATAGCCTCACGCAAAGACAAAACAATCAAGCTAACTTTAGCAACCCAGGAACTAAGTCCTAAAGATGCAGCTTCTTTGTTTCAACTTAACCAACAATTCTGCTATTTAGCAATCAAAGAAGAGCCTTTTAGCAAAGAAGAGCAAGACGTAGTAGAAAACCTAAAAGCAGACCCAGACACGTTTAAAACACCAAGTCAAAGATTAAGGGGCATCTTATACAAGACATACGAACAAGACAACGAAGGCTACAAAGATTTTAACACATATTACCTTTCCGTAATGGATAGGATATGCCAACACTATAAAACAAAAATAGATGGGTAGGTTTAAACTTATAGAGACACCAGAACTAATGCTTCAATACTTTAACGAGTACGCAGAATACTGCAAAAGCAATCCAATTAAGGTACACGATTTCGTAGGTAAAGACGGAGACGAAGTTTATAGGTTAAGGGAGCGACCTTTAACAATAGAAGGCTTTGAAAACTATTGCGCAGACAAAGGCATTATAGGAGATTTAAGCCACTATTTTGCTAATACAAATAATTCTTACGCAGATTTTTTAACCATCTGTTCGCATATTAGGAGAAAAATAAGGCAAGACCAAATAGAAGGGGGTATGGCAGGGGTTTACAATCCAAGCATAACTCAGCGATTAAATAGCTTGGTAGAGAAGTCCGAGAACAAGCACGAAGTAAGTGAAATCAAAATAACTTACGATAAGTAATGCAAACAATAGGTCTAAGCTTACATAAACCACACCCTGCGCAAAAGCAAGTAATCGACTGCGAAAGTAGATTTATTGTAATGATGGCAGGGAGAAGATTTGGCAAGTCCTTGATTAGCCAAACGATAAGCATAGACACGGCAGTTAATAAAAAGCGTGTAGCTTACATTACCCCTACTTACCAATTAGGAAAGATATTTTTTAAGGAAATAGTTGATCTATTACCATTGGAGATATACTCTAAGAACGAAAGCGACCTGGTTATTACTTTCATAACGGGCGGAAGCATACGTTTTTTTACGGGCGAAAGGTTAGACAATCTTCGTGGTTTAAAGTTTCACTTAGCCGTAATAGACGAGGCTTCCTTTATACCTAACTTAGAAGACGGGTGGCTAAACTCAATAAGACCTACCTTAACGGACTACAAGGGTAAAGCTATATTCCTTAGCACCCCTAAAGGTAAAAACTACTTCTTTAGTTTGTTTAGCAAAGCAGAGCCGGATTGGCAAAGCTTTAAGTTCACTACATACGATAACCCTTACATAGACCCACAAGAGATAGACGATGCCCGAAGGCAATTACCTGAGGTTGTGTTTGAGCAGGAGTATATGGCAAACCCTGCTGAGAACGCAGCAAACCCATTTGGTAGCCAATATATTCGTAATTGCTTACACCCAGTAACAACAATGCCGGTAGTAGCTTATGGGATTGACCTTGCTAAGTCGGTCGATTGGACAGTTATCGTAGGCTTAGACGAAGATGGAAACGTGGCTTATTTTGACCGCTTCCAAATGGATTGGCATAATACCAAGCAAACTATCCTTAGGCTGCCTAAATGCCCTATCCTTGTCGATTCTACGGGGGTTGGCGACCCTATCCTTGAGGACTTACAACGTGAAGGGGTAATGATACAAGGCTTAAAGTTTACAAGTTCAAGCAAACAACAACTAATGGAAGGCTTACAGGCTGCGATACATCAAGGCAAGATTGGTTACCCTGAGGGAATAATAAGCCAGGAACTTGAAGTATTTGAATATATGTACACGGCAACGGGGGTAAAGTACTCAGCACCTTCAGGCTTTCACGATGATGCCGTAATGGCTTTGGCTTTGGCTTGGCAGAACTTCAGCCTTAAACGTGGCACGGGTAGGTATGCCTTCCTATAATTGCAACAAGGTTACAAAAATAAATTTGGTGGATTGTGTAAAACTTGTATATTTGGTTATTATTTAATCAAAACACAAACACAATGAAAAAAGAAACCGCACAACTTTTAGCCGTATTTTTAGTAGCTTGTTACCTTATTGGTCAATTACAAGACATCTACTCAAGATGATCTACGCTATTTGCCTTCTGCTAATTGCAACAGGTTTTGTAATGGCAGCTTTAACTGACTATTTAATTAAACACAATGACACAAAGCGCAAAAGAATACATAGACAAATACTACGCAAGTGAGCCAATTAGTATAATGATGTCTAACATTGATGCTACTTACTTAGAGATACTAACCTATTGCACCGAGCAAGGATACGAACCGGTAAAGCGTAGGTTAAGAAGACCCGAACATAAGTCACAAATTGGCTTTTTTGACATTGAGAATTACAAACCCGAAACAATATGAGTTTTTATTTTGATGATGATGGATATTTTGGTATTCCAAGAATATCAGTTAATAGAACAGAACCATATAAACTACAAATAAACAAACCAATGGAACTACAACAAATCTTCGAAACAACAAAAGAACAAAGGACTGAGTTTACCTATCAATTAATTGAACGATTAAACGCAGGGGAACTTGACCCGTTAAAAACACATATTCAGGTTAAAGCCTTAGAGGATATGCTCGAAACCCTAAAGGCAAACAAGGACTATAAAGATGCAGTATTACAAGCAGCTGTATTAAACGGCAAAGATTTCGAGTATATGAGTGCAAAGTTCAACATTCGCGAGGTCGGAGTTAAGTACGATTATAGCAAATGCGAAAGCCCACAATACGAGGAAATTATGGCTGAGTACAATAGTGCAGCCAAAGCCAAAAAGGATATGGAAGAGTTCCTTAAAAAAGTTCCGCATCAAGGACTTGATATTATTAACGGAGTTACTGGCGAGGTTACCAAAGTTTACCCACCTGCTAAGAGTAGCACAACCTCAGTAGCCGTATCTCTAAAGTAATAAAAATATTATACTTCTTTACAATTTGCTTACCTTTGTTTGCAGTAGCTTACATAGGTGGGCATCTTGTATATATTATAAAACAGTTAAAATGATACTTTTACCATTCGCAATAATTATAGTAATTTTAGCTATAATTGAAGTTAGGGATATGTATAACCAAACGAAATGATAGTAGCAATAATATGTTCTTTAATCTCAGCAACCCTTATATCAATAGTATGGGTTAGATTAATAGATCAAAGCAACAAGATACTTGAACAAGACAAAAAAAATGACACCAAAAGAAAAAGCTAATAAATTGTGTATGAGGTTTTTGATACAAACAACTACTGACATACCATACGGATTAAATAAAGCTATTGCTAAAGAATGCGCCTTAATAGCAGTAGACGAGATATTAAAAACTAATCCGTATAAAGCTAGAAATTACTGGCAAGAAGTTAAAACTGAAATAGAAAAATTATGACTTGGAACGAATTAACGATTTGGCAGTACCAACAG